TTGCTGTTTAAATCTATTTGTGTGTCCCTGTCTCCGTCTTTGATTCCGTTGAGTGCTATTTTGCCTGTTGAAAACAATTCAAATTCATTTAGATCTGTATCAAATCTTATGGCATTACCTACACCAGGATCTTGTGCTGTGGTGCCTGCAGGTAAATTGATATGACTTGTAGTATCAATTACAGTTGTATCACCACCTGCACTGAATGCAACATCACCTTGATCAGAAGTGATGGTGGTTTTAAATTTTACATCTTCCAGTTTGACCGATCCTGTGCCACTGCCTCTGAATTCTAATTCTGAGTTGGTGTCTGTCACTTGAACAATATTGTTGTGAATTTCAATGCTGTTGTCTGTGAATCTTGCTGAATTCAATTGTTTCCATCTTTTTGTGTTGGAACCTATGTTGCTCTGTGTGTCTTGTGAAGGCAATAAATCTTGTTCAAAATCCATAGCGAAATCCACTGTGTCTCCTGCTTCATTTCCAAAATTAATTGCTGATCCACCTATTGTGACATCACCTGTGATATCAACATTTGGCATCAACACATTGGCATTCATGTTCACCGAGTTTGACCCTGCCGCACTGATCGTAAATCCATTTGAAAGTGTTTGAATAGTGTTGTTGGTGATTCTAAAGTCAGGCACATCAATTTTAGTGGCATCAATGAATGTGGTTGTACCAGCAACTCCAACAGTCAATGTTGAAGCACCAAGATCACCATCATTTACAGCAATTGATGTTGTGCCTTTGCCGAAATCAACAATGAAATTATCACCTACTCTAAAATCTCCGCCTTGATCTTGACTGACATAATAAACCCTTCCACTGTTGGTTTCTTCTGTTTCATTATTTTGATCAATCAATGATTCATCATTTTCAACATCTTTGCCTGTGCCTACATAAGCGAAATTGTGTGATATAGCATAACCTTTGGTGTCCACACCATCTGCTGTGATACCTTTGTTGCCATACACACTGGCTGAAGCGATTATGCGTGATTCTGAACCACTCAACAATTTAATACTGGTGTCAGCAAAATATGTGAAACAGTCTATGATTTCTGTTCTTGCTCCGTTTTTACTGGTGATTGCATCTGCGCCTGGAGTAATAAAAGTCACAGCATTGAACAACATGGAAGCTCTTGGAGATTCTGTGTCCAACACTGAACCATCTACCAAAGCACCTCTACCTGCGTCTCCGGAATCAAAACCTCTTGGATCATCTGCTGTTCTTGTTTCGCCTTGGGTGATCACAGTAATGTTTTGTACATAAGGAGATTTTGTTACGATGCCGGCATTGGGAGCAAATCTAAAACCATAACCAACATCTTGATTCGAATCATAATGGAAATTTTTGACAGTTAAATCTGTAACCATTGATGCATCGTTCATCAAAAATGCATCTTTGTATCTTCCTGGCACTGTGGGTTTTATAGTGACTGACCTCATGCCGGCGCCTTTTACAGTGGTGTTAGCGGGCACTTCAAGTGGAAACTCTTCAATGTATGTGCCAGGTAATATGTGTAACTCGTGTGGTCCTGCTGTGCTTTCTTCGATGTATTGTAATGCGTATTTGATCGATCCAAAAGCAAAGTTAGGGTGATTACCTGCTAAATCATTAGTACCATTTGTACTCACATACCATTTGTTTTCAATTCCTAAATTAACTCTTACACCTGCCAACGAGATTGTGTTATCAACGGTGATGTCGTTTAATCCAGTCATGGATTTCACTTCGACTCTACCCCAACGCTGATCTGTTTGACCTATGTTGTATGTAAGATTTTGATCTGGTATTAAATCAGATTCTATGTCTCCCTCGAAACTTAATGTGTCGTCTTGACTGTCGCCACCAATAAAAATGTTTCCATCAAAAGTGATGTCGCCTGAGGCTTGAATATTTCCATAGGATTTTAAGTCTGATGGAATATTGAATATGCCTGTGCCAGGACCTGGATAAATCTTGATGTCATCATTGTTGTATGCTCTAATTCCGCTGTTGGTAAATGCCAAATTGTCTGTTCGCAATTCTGTCATTTGGAAACTGGATCCTGAAATCATGTTGATTGGACCAGTCATTGTGGAAAAAGTATCTGTTGGACCGTCTATATGAATGTTGCCAAAGGTTGCCGAGTTTGTTGCAATCAAATCCCCTCTGTATATTGCGTCTCCTGACACTTGAAGGTCTCTGGTAGGAGCATCATTGCGAATACCTATTCGACCATTTGTGTGTCCAATGTATAACAAATCCGATTCAAAAGCCAAATCGGATGTTCTTGTTAGATTTGCTTTGAGTAACGGACCTGATATTCTACCTACATTGGTTACTGCCATATTGCTCCTTTTTTAGTATTTATTGAATTTTGGTAAAGGTATTATTTGTCAAAGTTGTGTAAAACTGTGACTGGTTTACCTGTTGGAACTGCTGTTCCGAAAGTGATATATTGACCTGACGGATATGGTAAACCTGTAACAGAACTTCTTCCGTCCATTCTAAAAGTGTTTCCACCACCTAGGTTTGCCTCAGTGTTCAACAGTTGATCCACACTCAAATGGCTCGGAGTCACTGCTGTTATTGTGTAGGTTCCATTGTTGGTCGCAGAACCAGTTACAATTAAAGTTTGATCCACATGATATCCTTTTGACTGCCAGTCAATCAATGAAGTATTACCACTAACAAAAGCACCAACTCCAGTTGAGTTGTAATTGGCAACAGCACTGATTAAATTACTGTTCACATCGCATGGGTTTTGTGTTAATGTGTAATTTGTGTTTGGTATTTGAAGTACGTTTTCTACCATAACTAAAATGTTTTCTGGAGCAGTTGGATAACCCAAACCTGAACCGAATCCATCAGCAAGTACTCCAAAGTTTACTTCTATGTCATCACCGTTACTTAAATTTTGTACCACAATATTTTGTGGTTCTGATAATCTAAACTGTTTCCAAACCGGAGCACCGCCGCCCAACGATTCATAAACTTCCAATTGTCTTAGTGTGGTATTAAATCTTAATTGACCTTCTTGAGGAGTAACTGGTCTTTGTGCTTGAGTTCCTTTTGGAACTAAAAAAGCACCAGTTGATTGTGCTTCAATTTCTTCGTACTGAGTGTAGATTAAACCTTTACCTCTGAGTAATCTTTTGTTTGTGCTTTGACGCTTGAGATATCTCATTACACCTCCAAGTAACTGACCACAACTGATAAGTTGTTAGCACCTGATTGAGCAACTCTGATAAAATCACCAGCACTCAGAACAATTTTTTCTGAATCTAAAGTGAATGTTTCTGCTCCTGGTAATAATGCGTTGTTCACAATCATTGATCTGTTGGCATTGTAAGAACCTGTCACAGCGTACAACGTGAAGTTGCTGTCTTCACCACCTGTGGCATCTTCTGGTCCAACATTTGTGATCAATATAGATGTGATAGCATAACTTTTGCCTGCTGGAACTGTCAAAACATCAACTGTACCATTTACTTCTGTGTTTGTTATTGCCATTGTTTCTCCTTAAAATAATAGTCCGAAAAGCAGTGCTCTGTTCTTGCTGATCACTTCTCCTCTTGTGTCGTTTGTATTTACAAAATATAATCCTGTATCGCCACCAGATGGTGATTTCGCATACAATTTAACGCCATTGGCGTCGAATAACGGGTCTATAGCGGCATCTTGGATGCTTGGTCTGTTGTTGATCACAAAGGAGTCATTTACCCTAACAGACCCCGTGCCTGGTGCTACCAATTCTAAATCCTGATTTGAATTCAAACTGCTGATTGTGTCATCCTCAATTCTTATACTGCCAATATCTGTGGTTTGTTGATACAATTCAAATCTTGTTGGCTCCCATAATCCTAATAGATTGTTATCAATTTTGATTTCTATTTTTGATGTGTTGCCTGATGTGGAATTATCTGTGATTTTTACTTCTGTGTCACCGTCAACTATTCTTGGAAATGCCGCACCAATCACCACAGCATTGATTTCATCATCCACATATTTTTTGTTTGGAATATCGTTGTCATCATTCATTCTGCTGATGTAAGTGGCTGGAGCAATGCTACCACCTAAACGTAAAGTGCCAGTTCCGCCTGGCTCAAAATAAATTGCATTGTTGTTGTTGATGTTGGCAACTCTTAATGCTAAAATGTCATTTCCATCTGCTGATGAAACTTTGTAAGAACCGTATCCTGGTCCTTGTAAATTTGGTCCTTGAGAAACTGTTTGTGTGCTTGGATCATTCCAAGCAATTGATTCGTCATATACAAATTGTACTCCGTTTACAGTGCCTCTGTCTACTTCAATACCTGCTGTACCTTCTCCAACTCCTGTACCTGTTTCATTTTTGTTTAGTACAATAATGTTGTCTTCGATTTCTAAATTTGTTGTGTTAACAGTGGTGGTTTCACCTTCAACACGTAAATCACCTGTGATGTGAGTCAGTGCTGAATCCAAAGTGATTTCGTTATTGGTATCTACTACCTTTATCTTGTAATCACCTGTTTCTAAATAAACTGTTTTTGACATCCTGTTCCTTTTGTTTAGGGAGTGTTGCCACTCCCTAAAAATCATCTATTACAGTGCAGTTAACACCATAACGTTTGATGTTGAGTCATCAGACATTGCCCAAGTGTATCTGTTGTTAGAAAAATCTCTACAAGTTCTGTTGTAAAGTTTTTTAATATTAACACCATCACCTGTGCCACCAACATAACCAATTAAGGTCATTTCAGCATCTGCTAAATCACCTGCATCTTTGTCAACAAGTGTACAGATACCGTCAGTACCTGAACCATCGTTAGCATCATTAACTTTGAATTTGTTAACTGATCTTTGGCTTAAGATTATACCTGTGTTTGATATTGCTTCTCCAGTAACTTTTACGTTTACTGTGATATTTTCTGACGCTTCGCTACCTACTTCATCAAGTACAGTACCGAAGTATCTGCTGTTTACTGGTCTTCCCATTTGTTTTCTCCTTTTTTGACGTTCTAGGTCTACGGGGTTTTGTCCCCATAAGTCCAGTCGAAACTGGCCCAAAACATATGTTTATAGAAGTATTTATCGTTTGCTTAGAGATGCTAATAGTTCCACTTTTGAAAATTTCTTGGCTAATTCCAGTGCTTGAATCAGTACTTGATTGGCTTCATCTAGATAGCGTTGTTTACGTGTTCTGCGATAATCCACCAATATGTTGGTGTATTCATCATACATTTTGTTGAGGGTGTTTTCCAAACGTTTGATGTCATTGATGAATATGCCGTGATTGCGTTTCCATATCTGTAATCTGTCTTGATATTCCTTGAATTCTATCAGCAGTTGTTCGTGTTTCATACCGTTATTTAAATTTGCCCACCATGTCTCTTGTGCCGTATGACACTAAAAATTTTGCTCCTGCTCTGCGATACACTTGTGCCAATTCCAGTTGGTGATCAATGCTGGGCAGTGCTCTGTATTCGTCACTCACTTGATACAAGCCTACCGGTGTGTATGTGCCACATTTTATCATGCCCAATTCATTCAAACTGTGCTGTGCTGGTTTAAGCAATATGTAATCTGCTTTTTGACTGCTGTACTGATTGGCTGTGGCTATCATACCCCAATTGCCATCTATGGGCAATTGATATGATCTGCCTGATGTGGGTGAACTGTTGGCTAGATCTCTAAATGAACTGTAGAACACACTTCTGTATTTCACATAAGCCATCACTTCACTTTTTGTTTCACGTTTCAAATTTTCAACTGTTCTGTCTCCCATGTCTGAAGGAGCCAGTATGTCTGCACCTGCTGATTCCAATTTCTTCCCTAGGTCAATCAACAGTGCTTCACTGGTGTCTGGTCGATCCAGCACTCTACAATGACCATCTGGCAGTGTGGAACATAGACACACATCCACAATTAATTCTATGTTGGGGAAACGTGTTTTGATTTTGTTTACAATTTCTTGATTAAAACTCCAATCAGGAGTCCAAGTTTTTGTGTCTGGTGTTATGAACAGTAGGAAACTTTCAACACCTAAATCTACATCTTTTTGAATTCTATCTAAAATTTCTTTGTGTGACCAACTGCTGTTTTCAATACCCAATCCAGCCGACTTGTTTGTATCAGATTGATTGACAAATAGTGGCTGGATAAGGTCCATTGTGTTTACTTCTTTTCTTTACTTGGAAGCGCCGCACATTGTTCTTCATCAGCAGGTAAGCCAATGTTTTTATCATAGATCCAAACATATGAATAAGTGATTTTGTCACCATTCTGTTCGCATTTTTTTCCAAATGCTACTCTTGGTTCTTTGATAGAACAAGCAGACACTATGAATAAAGTGGTTAGTAATATTGCAATATTCTTCATTGTGTTCCTTGTTAGTGTTGTCGTTGTAATTATAGCACATTTTGGCACCAGTGTCAAGACCTGAGCAAAAAGTCAATAAAAAAGGGGGCCGAAGCCCCCTTTAATATATTCGTTAACGTTAAGATTAACTGAAAGATGTGTTCGATACACCGATCGTCTCAACATAATCAGCCGCGTTACCTAAAGATGACGCTGTGTTGTTTAACTCTACATAACCATATCTAGTCATGAAAGAAACAACTGGCTCAAAAGTTGATGGATCAAGAACAACACCAGAAGACATTAACGGAATGTATGGGCAATAGAATGCCGCCGCATCTGCTTCTGATGAGCCTTTGTAACCAACTAAAACATCTGTTGAGTCACTTGCGTAAGTGTCAACATATATTTTCATCGCACTGTTTAAAGTACCAACCATTTTTTGGTTTGTTGGTGCTTCGAACGTACCTTCTGTTGTTCTTGCGAACGCAGAAGTTGTAGCAGACTGAAGTACTGTTAATGCTAATGGTGATACCACAGCAAAGTTACCAGCACCACGTCTTGTGTTCTGTGCGATTTTGTTAGCCGCTCTGTTGATTAATACAGCCAATGCCGCATGTTCATCACCTACGAAAGTCGCAGTGCCTGATACAGCCGCTTGGTTGTAAGTACCAGATGATTGAGCACCTGCTAAAGATCTTAATGAAGTGATGATCTCTTGATCAATCTCAGCAGTAATCTCTTGGGCTAATGCCGCCATGATTTCTGCTTCTACATCAATACCTTGTTGTGCTTGAGCATCTTGTGCAGATTCGAATGTCCATCTTGCTTGTAACTTACGAGTTTTTGCTTCAACTGTTTGTTTCAAGATTTGGATTGACATTGCTTTACCACCAGTACCTTCTTTAGTCGCTGTTGCATCCGCCGCTCCATCTGGATCAGCCGCATCGTCACCTGAGTAACCTTGAGCGATTTTGAATGGTGATAGTGCTTCGTCACCTGCCGCAACACCGCCACCTGAAGTAGCCGTTTCTGCGTATCTTACTCTTAATGTGTGGATTTGACCCACAGGGCCTGTCATTGGTTGAACGCCAACTAATTCGTTAGCGATAACTGTAGGCATAACCCTTCTGATCACCGGTAGGATCACTCTGTTTAAAGTAGCAACGTTACCAGCCGATGTAGCACCTGCTGTTGCCGCCTCTGCCAAATACTTTTTAGTATTTTCTAGAGTCGATTCCATCACGGCTCTTTTATTGCCTGATAGACCTTCTAATAACGCACTCTTTGTGTCCTGCCAGCGAGTTTCTGTTAGTTCTGACATTGTCGTTTTCTCCTTTTTTAGATTCCAGCCAGTCTTTTTATATCAACAAGATTGCTGTTGAATTGACCGCCGTTTACAATGTTAATTTGTTTGTCGCCTGTAACTTCTGTGCCTTCTTTTAACGCCTGTTTTTTCGCTGGAGTCCTACCGTTTAATACAGACGGTATGTACTTTTCGAATTGCTTTCGTAAAGCACTCGTCTGCACACTCTCCAGTAGATTGTTCATTATTTCTTTTTGTTCAGAGTTCAATGGTTGTACTAACTCATTGATCACTTTTTCTCTCTCTGCCGCTTCTTTGATTGTAGCAATTTCTTTTTCTTTTGCTTCAACCATTTTCTGTTTCTCTTCGACAGTCTTCTTCGCTTCTTCCGCCTGTAGTTTCGCCATGTCCACTACTTTTAGAAGTTTGGCTGTTTCACCTTTTTCGTTCAAGAATGATTGTGTGTACTCTTGAGCGTAAGATTCAAACAGTCTGCGACCAAAGTCATTTTTGCGAGCCGCGTCAATGTCTTCTTTTAGTGAAGCAATCTCTTTTTTAAGAGTTTTACCTACTACTTCTGACACTTTTTCAGCACCTTTTTTCACAAAGTTACTTCTAACTTTTTCAAAATGTGCTTTCGCTTCTCTGATAAGACGTACTTTTGTCTCAGCAACGTCTTGTTTGTCTTTTTGAAATTCAGCGATTTCTTTAGATAGAGCTTCTACCACAAAGTCCTCAAGTTTCTGGAAGTTTTCTGCCATAACCTTTTGGTCTGAGTGTAATTCAGCAATTTCGCCTTTCAGTTGTTCAAACACAAACGACTTTAACTTGTCCGAATGCTCACGGATTTGAGTAGCATACTTAACTTTTTCTTCAGCAAGTGCTTTCTTGTCCGCCGCAAAGTCTGCCATTTCTGCTTCTAATCTTTCAGATACCATTTTGTCAACAGCGTCTGTTAAATTTGCTTTGTCGTGTTCATACTTCTCAGCAAATTCTTTACGTAGATCAGCAGTGGCAGAAAGTTTGTTTTCTTCAACCTTCTGGTTCCATGCTTGTTCTATTTCTGCTCTGATCTCTTCTGAAACTGCGTTGTTTTCAAAAAGTGATTTCAGTGCTTCTAACATTACTTTTTCTCCTATTTAGATTGGAGTTTTCCAATTATGTTTATTAGTTGTTCTTTTAGATATTTTTGTGCCTTTGTGTCCCTTGCTGTATTAAATGCTTTTAAACCACCTTTTGTGTTCATTAGATGTTCGTAGATTGGTTCAGGATATGCTCCTGGCGCCGATGGTTGTGCTACGATGTCTACTGTGATGATTTCAAAATCTGATACTTCACCGGATCCGTCTTCTTTGACGTTACCTGAACCCCTACTAGACACTCCCAGTTTAACTCCGCTTTCCAGCATAGTTTTAACCAGTTGTCCCATAGGGGTTGGTAATACTTTTAATTTGCCGTATCCGTTTGGTCCGTCCATCCACATTTCATTCACCATGTGGCTGACACGGTCTAGGTTAATATTAAGTCCTTCTGGATGGTCCACTTCGCCTAACACTGAGTATCCGCCAGTGATCTGGTCGTTAAGTGTGCTGACAGCCCTTTGGATTTCGTTAACAGGATACACTCTCTGGTTGGCGTTTTTAACACCTCCCTGAATGCAGATTCCCTTCATGTAAAGGGATTTACCGTTGTGCTCATCCTTAGTCTCAACGACTATACCGGCTTGGTCGAAAGTCAGCGTCTCACGTAATGATAACATCCGTTGTCCTTATACTACCTATTATTAACTGCCAATTGTTGACTTCGCAGAAGCGTCATCTTCTGTGTTAGTCTTGGCCTTTGGTGCCGCCGCTAGTTTAGCCTTACCACCTGGTACATTGATGTTGCCTGCGTTCTCTTCTTTTGGAGCAGGTGCTTTACCACCTTTTTCCTCACCACCTTTAGCGATGTTAGAAGCAGTTCCACCCATGTCGTTTTTGCCAGCAACTGGTGATTTAGATGAATCTGAACCATCGTTGTGTGAAACACTAACTTTGTTTACATATTCTCTAATTTCTTCACTTGCTGATTTTGGTGCGTTGTCTTTTGACTCTACTGCTGGTTGTTCACCAAGTTCAGGAGCAACTTCTACAGTTTCTCCCTCTGCATCTTGACTCACGATGGCTTCGTCTTCTTTTTCTTCTTCGTCGCCATTGTCGTCGCCATTGTCTTCAGCGTCGTCACCTTTGTCGCCCATCATTTTTTCAAATTCGGCTTTAAGGTCGTCAATTGCATCTTCTAGATCAACTACTCTGTCTTCGATTTCTTCTTCACCTTTTTCAGAGTCGTCGCCATTTTCTTCACCATTTTCGTCACCTGCTGGCATTTCGATGTCGCCAACCATGTCGTCAGTTGCGTCACCACCTGCTTCAACCGGTGCTACTTCTGTTTGTTCTACATCTAATAAAGATTCATCAGTTGCTTCTTCATCTTTTGACTCTTCTTCTTTAGTTTCTTCTTCTGAAGATTCGTCTTTTGATGCTTCTTCTACTGCTTCATCTTCTTTTGACTCTTCAGAAGTTTTTTCTTCAACTTTGTCGTCTTCTTTTTTGTCTTCTTTAGTCGCTTCTGTTGTTTCTTCTTCTTTTGAGTCTTCTTTTGAAGTTTCTTCTACTTCGATATCTTTGATATCATCTTCTAAAAGACCTTCGTAGATTGATCTTGATTTCTCCACAACGATATCATGGAAAATCTCTTCAGCCGCTGATCTGTCATCAGCAACTAATTTTTCAAGCATTTGCTCGAATTTACTTTTATCTGACATTATTTTTCTCCTATTAACGTTTATGATAAGACTGTCATGTATTATTTACCGATAGGTGCAAAAAATAGGTAGATAATGGGCCGATATTGGCCCGTTTGACGCTGAAATTAGAGATGATAGCGTCTTTTGAACTCTTGTACAGTGATTTCACTGTAATTTGTGTATTTTTTAAGGTCTTGGGCCTCAAAAACATCAGTGCCTTCCGGCACTACTCTTATATATCTCTTCAAGGAATTCTTCTGTAATATAATGCTTGTTTGACGATTCCAGTTGCCATGGTATGTGGCCACATCTGTGTTCTTTTTGTAGTTGGGTGTGTCACCGAATATGTTGTTCAGTTTGCCATCCGGTGTGCCAGTGAAGTCAAAACCTAACAAATATATCAATTGATGACCGTGTTTGCTTGCCAACCACAGTGCTGTGGGGCCTGATGACCAGCCTAGACTGGGTTCAAAGTAATTTAAGCCTTTGTACTTTTTATATGCTCTGTTTGGATTGGTCCAAACCGGCATTTTTAGTTGAGCACCTGCTGTACAGATCTCATTGATCATCTTCGCATCCACTGCCACTAAGTGATCAGGTGTGAATGTTCTGTAAACAGCATTGCAGGCATAAACTTTGCCCAAAGGTTTAAGTGGTTCTAATGGAATTGGCTTGCGACTGAGACCATTGCCTAACACAAAAGCAACGGACATTTATTATACCTCAGGCTGATTAGCGGCGCCGTACATATCTCTTACAAACTTCAGTTCTTTTTGTTGTTCGTCTTTGTGAAACTCGCCGGCTTTTCTGGCTTTATTGATCTGTTTTAGTGTGAGTCTTGTTTTGCGTGTGTCGTCAAGATTCATAATTGATTGATCTTCAGAGGGGTCATACTGTTTCTGTTCAACAGGTTCTGTTGTCAATTGATCATAATAGAATAGTTCACGCAATATCATAAAATTATTTATGTTTAGGCGCCCGGAGTTGGTGTCCCACCAGTTCCACCTGTTGCACCTCCACCTGCCGCTGGTGACGGTTGTTCTTCTCCACCAGGTTCACCTGCTGGTGCTTCAGGTTCTGCCGCATCCAAGTCTGCTTGGATACCTGCTGTGCTGACTCCAGCACTTCTTAATTCAGTTGCTGACGTTGTTGGTTTTGCCTGCATGGTTTCATCGTTTTCTTCTCTCCACAATCTTTCATTCTCTGCCATTTCTTCTGGAGACAATCCTAAGAATCTTGAAAGAGCATAACGTTTGCTCACAAATGGCACACCAGCAATCTGTGTGTATGTGCTGATTCTTTGGTTGTCCACTTCTGATTGTCTGTAAGAAGCAAAGTTCATTGGTGGTTGAAACTTGATATCAAACATTCCTGTATCAATATTAACACCTTTTTCCAATAGATAACGTTTGAACTCTTGATTGAATTCATCTGACACTAAATTTTGCAGTCTTTCACAGTATTTGTTGAATCTTAATTCTTGAATGTATGCTGTGCCCACTCTGCCATCATTGTATTGACTCTGTGAATCATCTGCGCCTGTTGGTAGATACGAACTTGGAATACGCAAACCTCTCAACAGTTTGTTTGTGAAGTATTTCAGGTCATCAATCTCACCAAGATTAGTACCACCTGGCAGTGTTTCCACTTTAGAACCTCTACCTTCTGCTGTTTGTGGGAAGAAATAATCTTCATTGATTGATAATGGATTGTAACTGGAGTCAATCACGTTGGTTCCACCACCTGTTGCTGATGGAATACGTCTTTGATGGATCTCTGTTTTAACTCTTTCTACGAACTGCATTGCCAAGTGCGATGGCATATTACCTACGTCAATGTAGAACACACGTCTTTCAGGTGCTCTCTGTACTCTGTAAATTATAATTGCGTCTTCTAGTAATTCTTTCTGTTTGTAAACTTTGAAAATCGATTCTAGTAATGAATTACCAAATGGAAAATTGTTGTCCAAGCCTTCTGAAAGACTCAAGTGCATGATGTGATCAGCATCCACGGCAATTTCTCTCTGTCCAGTGGCAAATCTCGTGCCTGGAGAATCTTGATAGTTTGCTCCAACCATTCCTCTGACTCCGCCTGTTAAATATCCTGAACCACCACCTGTCACATTTCCTGTGGTTTGATATGGAGTCGTGGCTACTAGATTCTTAAAGTTAAAGTTGATGTCTCTCACCACATACTGCTCAGGTGTTTTGCCTGTGCTTTCGTTCACAATAATTTTAGAAACTTTTGCTGGGTCCACGTGAAACAGTTTCTTAGTTTCTGGATCTCTTATAAAAAATGCGTCACCGTACTTGAACACATTACGAATAATTTTAAAAACTCTTTTGCTCATGTCATTCAACTTGCACCACTGTTGTAGATACTGTTCAATGATCTGTATTTCTGAATTGGTTGCTTTTTGTCTGTAATCAAATTTGAATGGTGTACCGTTCTGTGTGTTGTTCTGTGTGCAGAATTCTGCTAGAATATCCAATGCCGCATTCACTTCTGAATCTAAGTCCATCACATTGTATTGCCCGTAACGTTCTATTCTGTTTGGAGCACCGCTGTACACATCTGGAAGATATGATGAGTAGTTTGACTTGGCAGGTCCTGGCTTGCTACCTGTACCGCCACCCAATGGTGAGTTCATGCCTGCTGTTGCGCCTTCAATAGGCACCTCTGTAAAATATTTTTTCCAACTCATTATCCGAAATTCTCCGCTGTGTCTGTTGTTGCTTTAGAAGTTATTCTGTTGTAACGGTTTCCTTCACCTAACACCATCAAAATTTGTTCCATCGTTGTATTTAACCTATCCAGTTTGTCGCCAGTGGCACTTGCGGAGGCTGTTGTTGCTCCGGTCATTCCACTTCTTAAACTTGTCATTGCATTTCCTAAGTTCTCTAAACTGTTAGCATACATGTCAATTTTGTCTTTGTCAAGTTCTTCTAGAGTTTTATTCAAGGATTTGGCAAAGTTTTCTGGACCTCCACCAAAAATTTTACCAAAGAAGCCTGTGACCACACTAGCAGATGAACCGCCTGCCATTAAAACCATGGCTCCTGCTAGTTTGGTTGTTCCTACTGCTACATCTGATAAATTTTTTCCGTCAACATCACCTACTGCTGATAATCCTTCAGCAAACTTGTTCAATGCTCCGCCCATTAAGAATGTTGCCGCGGCTAAACCTGCACCTATAATGGCAATTGATGCCGAAAATGCTGTGGCACCTATCACAGTTTGAGGATTAGCAAAGGCTTTCAATCCACTTGCCAGTCCTTTCATACCTGTTCCCATACCACCCAACAAGCCTCCGCCACCTGCGCCTGCTTTGTTTAAAAATGATGGAGTTGAGGTTTTGCTTTTCATAAAATTTGGTACTTTGCCAGAAAGATAAGATGCTCCTGCACCGATAGCCTTACCGCCTGCACCCAATGCCATGGATCCAACTTTCTTAGTACCCAGTATTCCTAACAGAGCAATTAACGCCGCTCCAACATCTCCCACATACTTTGTTAAACTTTGTAAACCTGAAGCCAACCCTTCTATCACTGAGGACAATCCGCCAATAACTGAACTTAGAACGTCGGCAATTGGAGCCAACAATGCTTGGAATGCCACTGTTAATCTTTGTGTGGCTTTGTTGAATTTAAGAGCACTGCCTGTTCCAATTTCTTGTGCTTTTTTTTGTTGTTTTTGTGCTTCGGTCATATCTCCCATTGCGTTTTTGAATCCTATTGTTTCAAATCTCACATCGAAGAAGTCCACACCTAATTGTTTCAATTGAGCGTATCTTTGTTTTTCCTCTGCTGACATGTTAGCAGTTTCATTTGCCGCAGTTTGGAAAACTTTCATCAACTGTTCTGCTGATCCTGTTTCACCTCTTGCCAAACCGTGTATGGCTTCTCTCATGCCATCGATTGCCAAGATACCAGCCTCTCTAGCATTGGTGGCCACACCGTCAGTGGCAATAAGGTTGGTAATACTTTGTTCCATGTCTTTGGAAACAGCACCGGTCATTGACAGAGCACTATTGATTTCTTTTTGCTGTGCTTGACTCATTCCGGACAGTTGTAAACTTAATCTTGTATCATTGGCACGTGCTTTCATTTCATCTGCCAATGCTTTTCTATTTTTTCCAGTCAATCTTGTCAATAGATCAAGATTGTTTAAGTAATCTGTGGTTTGACTTGCCAACTGTTGTGCATTTAAATTTTGTGTTCTACCCAATTGTGTTTGAATCTCTAGATAGTCTGCGGCACCGGTGGCAATTTCGTCCATGGTGAAACCCAATGCCACAAATTTGTCAAATGTTTCTCCTGAAGACAATGATGTGATTGCATCTGTAAAGTTTTTGACACCTTGACCTGTTGTGCCTCCCAACAGTGCCAAGTTTGGTCCTGCTTGAATCAGAGCGGAATTCAATTGACCCATGGTCAAGCCAGTGGTTCCAGCAACTCTTCTCAAATCATTTAAACCTTGACCCACTGTGCCACCAATCTCAGACAGTGCTCTGTAGAAGTCTACGTTTCTTGACAATCCATCTATCAACATTGCCATGGTGTCTCCGAAAATTTTTCCGGTTTCTCCAAACTGTTCTCCTATCATGCTGGCAGATGCACCCAGTCCTTTTAGGTCTGAAGTGACTATGCCTATGCCAATAGCAAGTGTGTTGTTGACTTTTTGAATGCCACTCATGCTTTCAGAAGTATCATCCAATTCGTCAGCAAAATCTTTTAGATATGATTGTGTTTTTTTTAGTTCTTCTTTGGTTTTGCCTGTGGCTTTGGCCAACGATGCCATGCCTTTGTCACCGGCTAAAATTTTCACCAACTCTTGTAGTGTGGTTTCTTGGGCAATACCTGCCTTGCTCAAGCCTTCTGCTAGATCCTGTAGTTCATTTCTATCTAATGCCATGTTACCAAAATGTATTTAAATCCAATCATTATGTACGTACTTAATCCACTTCACTAAATATGAGTATATTAAGAACAGTTAAATCAAACTTTGTTCTTGTATTTATTGGAGATAAAATGAGCGAAATTCAACCAGGTCCAAGTAATCCTTTAAAGAAGTATTACAGACAGCCTAAACAATTTATTAAATTACCCAGCGGGTACAAATACTATCCAGCAGGTGCAATAGAAGTACCCACATCAGGTGAGGTGGCTGTTTACTCTATGACTGCCAAAGATGAACTGTTGTTCAAGACACCAGACGCACTGTTGAACGGTGAAGCAACTACTCAAGTGATACAAAGTTGTATTCCAGCCATCAAAGATGCTTGGCAGATGCCCAGTATAGATGTGGATGCCAGTTTGATTGCCATCAGAATGGCCACATACGGAACCAAAATGAATATTCCAATCACAGTGCCAAACACAGACATTCAAAAAGATTTTGAATTGGATCTACAAGGCACATTGGACAAAGTGTTGAATGCTCATTATCAAAATAAAACACTTGTAGGCAACATGGAGATCACAACACAACCGCTCACATACGATCAATTCTCCAAGATGGCGATCAAGAGTTTCGAAGAATCTAGACTGCAGAAAGTTCTACAAGATCAAGACATGTCAGAAGAAGAAAAATTGAGAAGATTCCAACAGAGTTTGACCAAACTGACAGACTTGAATGTGAGCATGGTAGCAGACACAGTGGCTTCTGTCAAGGTGGATGGTGAAACAGTCACAGACAAGAACATGATCAAAGACTTTATAGAAAACTCAGAAAAAAGTTTCTTTCAGAGCATACTGGATCATTTGGAAATTCAAAGGCAAGCGTTTGCACTGCCTAACATCACCGTGCAGTCCACCGAAGAAGAAAAGAAAGCAGGAGCACCAGAAGAGTACACCATCCCTGTACAGTTTGACACATCAAATTTTTTCGTTTAAAGATCAGTACACTGGATACTTCTGACATTCTAAAAATTGCCAAAGACATGGAGGATGAAGTCAAGAACTTCAAATTGGAATTGGGCAAGATGGCTTGGTTCATGCGAGGTGGCGTCACCATGGATGAACTGTACGGCAGTTCTCCGGAAGACAGAGATGCCATTGCCAGGGTGATCAAAGACAATTTGGATACTGCCAAGAAATCAGGACAACCGTTCTTTTAAACGTATATTCCACATAATATAAAGTATAAAAAATCCTACCACTGCGGTGTCTACAAGCAAATAACATCATTTAATTAAAATTCCGCACAATTAAATAAATCTTGTATGCAGATATACACACAAATTGTTCGCCCATCGGAGTTGGATGAAGATGACCTGTGGATTCCATGTCTTAAGACATTCCCAGTAAAACATTCGCCAGCGGCGGAACAACCACTCATCATCACACACATTGAAGCCATCAATCATTATGCTCACAGCATTAACAAACTGTTGGAGCAAAAGGTGTATGCGGTGGGTGCCAAGACTTACGATCGCCTCGTAGAGGCGGGCTTCCAGGAAAACAAAATTCATTGGAGACATCGTGCGGACGAACTCAAACTGCGTTCAAAAGAAATAGGACCAATCACTTGGCTCCGTGGAGACAAGTATGCACGAGATTTTTCACATGTACCAGAATGCACAGTGATACAGACGTATGAATCCAAACCGGATCCAGATGCCATCAGACAGATATTGAAATTGGAACCTGATGTGATTCATGTGTATTCAGATTCTGTGTTGAAAGAGTTGGAGATTCGTAATTGGAGTCACACCAGACTGCGGCACACAGAATCTTGCGATCCTGATCACAGTTTATGGTTGGACTGTGAATCTTTTGATCCTAACAGTTAAGAACGACTGCGTCGTTCTGCTTTTCGCTCACGCTCAAGCATTTGAAGTAATCGCATAACGAAGTTATGTGTCGCATCATGCAGATAGTTGATCCATACTTCACCCAGTATCGGGCAAAGTATGTTGCCTCATGCGAGATGAGCCTACCATTTTGTGAGAGGAAATTCCTTGCGGACGGAAGCGGTGACCCGCCAACTCCCTATTCCAGACTTCAATAGTCACGGGCAACTGAACTCACCCTTCACAAACAAAGTGAGCAGTTGTGATGTTGTGTCTTTTTCACAGAGCATCTTCTTTTGTGCCTTCAGTTAGCACTTGCCTTGCAACTCAGGATTCACCATTGTGTTTCAAACGCACTTCCTGGATCTACGATCAGTGGTGTTGCTATGTTAGGCCTTGTTGTAATTTTTTAATTCTTCTTTAAGGATTCGGGAACCGCCCACCCTGACATTGATGATGCCATTGTAGTAGTCGTCGGATTCTAGTACTCGTCTTTCGAACTGTTCTCGAGCCTCGAGATAACTCATTACGCCTCTGCTTTTACAAATGTACAATATTTCCCTAGTAAATGTGTGTTCGCCTTGTGCCTCAACGTCAGCAAGTAGATGGTCTGATGATCCCCAATAGTCTCTCCAGTCCGATTCAACCTTGCTTCTACGTTTGTTTATCCTGCCCTTGAGTGGCGGACGTGTCTTCTTGAATTTTGCCAATTTTTTGCCCACATATCTTTTACCGTTGGTTGTGTTTGTGATCAGATACACAAATCCTTCGCAGTCTTCTGGCAGTGAGTCTATGGGTTTACCCTGATAAGTCCATGGCATGAACTTACTTACTGATTATTTTTTTCGCTCTTGCTGTTTTTGAATTCTTGTGATTTTGTATCGGTCTTCCAATTCCTTACGTCTTTGACGTGCCAAAATCCTAATTTCCGCGAGCGCCTTTCTGGCGGCTACTTTCGTAGCAAGGCTCCGCCTTTCAGCAAACAGTTCGTTTGCTTTGAAATACGCCATGTATGCTTTGGTCAGTTTATCGTGGGTATCATCTTGTATGGTCATATGTTTCCACGTCGTTGGCATATGCTGTGAAGCCATTTTCTTTGACTACTTTCAGCACATTGTTCACACGTCCCATCAATTCATCCTTGTGCGATATCAAAAATATGTTTTTTCCTGCTTCTCTACTCATTTTCTTCAATATTGCCAAACTGCTTTCTACACCTGCTGAATCCATACCAGAATCAATCAATTCGTCCAAGAACAACAAGTTGATGTTTTGATACAAGTTTTCCCATACATCTCTGAATGCAAAACTTAATCCTAGAATCAATCTGTTACGCTCACCTCTTGATAGATTATCAAAATCTAATTCTTGTCCCAGTTGAGTGATCTCCACACTCAAATCATTTTTGAATGTGACCAAGTGTGGAAGACCCAATTGATCCAAGTAGTGAGTTAACCTGTTGTTCAAGAAGGTTAGGTTTTGATCAATTATTTTCTTTCTTATGAAAGAATCTTTGTTTGTGAGCAGTTTGTATAAAAACTCTTGGTGCTCTTTTAATTTTTGTAGTGTGTTGGCAGTGTCCCAATTTATTTCTTGTACGGCTTGATTTTTCAATTCTTCTATTTGATCCAAATATGGATTTGTTTCTTCCTGTTTGTTTCTGAGTGCTGTTTTGATAGACTCCACATACTGCCTATGATCATATGCTTCTTTGATGGTGTCGTAGTATGTGTCTGGACGTTGTTCTAAATCGCCCACTGCTTCAATGTCTTTCACTGTTTGTTCCAATTGTTGCGCCAACTCCATCACATAACTGTTGGATTCTCCATATTCTTCTTCCAATTTTTTCTGTAATTCTTCAATTTTGTCTTGCGGAAGATCCTGACCACAAGCATAACAAGTGGCTTTGTGATTTAATTTTTCTAAATCTGTATGCAGTTTTTTTGCTGTTTTGTCTGCTTGTTCTATGGTGCTTTCCAAACCGGCTCTGTCTTTTTGTAGTTGTCGCAACACATCATTCAGTTTGTTCCAATCTTCTAGTTTTTGATGTGTTTCCAATTCAGCATCTATATCAACACTTTCCAATTCTTTCAAATTCTTTTCAAGTTTTTGAATGTCTGTGGCATTTTGATTTTGCCAAGCACTGCTTTTGTTTTGTAAACTGTGTATGGTTTCTTCCACCTTTTCATTGCTTATTTTTAAGCCTTCTAATCTTGCTGTTTCCAATGCTATGTCTTCTTTAGAACGTTTGATGTGTGTTTTTAAAATGTCCGCTTTCTCAGACAACAGTTGTATTCCTAACAGTTGTTCAATTATCTCTTGTTGTTCATTGGCGTGTAAACTTAAAAATGGTTGTGTGTATGTGTTCAATGCCACAATGTGCTTAAACATTTTAGGATTCATACCAATCATTCTGTTCAGGTCTTCTTGTGTTTTTCTAGAATCTCCTTGACTTACATCTGACAGTTCTTGTTCTTCTTCATCAATAAAGTATTTCATCACGTTGGGTTTTCTACCACGTTCTACTCTGTAATTTTTTCCGTCTTTTTCAAATTGAATTGTGACCAACATGCCTTTGCCGTTGGTTTTGTTCACAAGATTATCTTTACGTATTTTTGTTAATGCTTCACCATACAGTGCGTAACACAGTGCATTCACAATGGTGGTTTTACCTGTACCATTACGTGATCCTGCGTCATCTCCACCCATGTCCAAGTTTTCTCCCAACACCAATGTCAATAGTTTTTGTTGAAAGTCTATGGCTTGGGTCTGATTACCCACACTCATAAAGTTTTTAACAGTTAATGTTTTAATCAGTATCATTGTTTAAATCTCTAAATATTTTTAACAGCACTGCTTTGTCATAAGCATCTGATTCTATGGTTTCAATTTCTTTGGATACAATTTGATCCACGCTTTCAAATTTAGTAATATCTAATTCTGTGTTGATCTCTTCTTCTTTTTTGCTAGGAATCAATGTGATTTCTCTACAATCATATTTTTTCATGAAAGTTTCCTTGATGTAACTGGCTTCTTCGAAACTGATATCAATATCCAGTGTCACTCTCAAGTGCATTTTGCTTTTCATTATTTCTTCTGTTTTGTCCAGCAGTTTGCTTAATTTTACATTTCTGTACTTGGGACAGTTACCCCAATTAAAATACACAGGCTCTTTGCCATGTTCCAGTATCATCATTCCTCTGTCGTCATCATCCACATCTGCGTAATTGTGTGGAAATGGATTGCCCAAGTAATGAATATTATTTTTGACCTGGCGTTTATGAAAGTGACCAGAGAACACATATTCTTGATTTTTAAAATCGCTAGGTCGTAATTCTCCTGTGTCCGGCATTTCCACCATTGCATTCATAAAGAAGTTAGGCAATTCAAAGTGACCAAACATATACTTACATTTCATTTTGCCCACTTTCTTCCATTCATTTCCTACCAACCAAGGCACTAATACCACATCATCAATTTTCATGATTTCATTTACCATGGTTATACCCGGAATAAATCTTCCAAACTCTGTGGATTGAATATCTCTACTGTCTTTGTAATACAAATCGTGATTGCCTGGAAAAAAATAAAATTTATCAAAGGCCTTTCCTATTTTTTCTAAACTTCTGATGGAAGCATCCATGGTGGTGATGTTCACGCTGTTTCTGTTGTGATGCCAGTCGCCGCAAAATAGTCCTGTTTCACAGCCGTGTTGTTTGGCTAGATCAATGTACCAATCGACAAATTCTTCGCAGTCATCGTTGTGTAATTTAGAATTGGACTTCAGCCCGAAATGTATGTCGGTAAAAACCGCTAGTTTCTTGAACAAAATAATCTCCTACTTTTCTTTAAGAATAAACGAAAAAGTTGTATTTGTCAACTACTTCTTTTTCCGTTTGCTTACCGTTTTGGTTTTGGGCGCCGACTTAGGAGCCTTGTGAGGCATAGATGCATCTCCAGAAGTTTGTCTGGTCATACTAGGCATCATGTTGTTCAATTCTAAAATGTCATCTCTGATATTTTGATTACGTTTTTCAATATTGATTATTCTCACAAATGAATTGGTCACTGCCGCTGTGTAATAAGCAAACGGATTGTTTGATTTAGATTCATCAAACTGTAAACCAATCTGCGCCAACTGTAAAATCGCTTGACCCTGCATTTCATCGTTGTAGGTGTAGCCTCTAACGTTACCTCTGGTACCATATCTTTCACACAGTTTCATCCACATCTTTGCCAATTCGTTGGTGGCTCTGCCTGCTTCTTTGTTGAATCTACCATTCTCCATTCCACCTTCCCAATGACTCTTGCCCACACATACAAGATTGCCTTTTCTATCGTATTTCCAATGTTGAAACGGTGGAAAATTCACTTTGACCTTGCCATCTGCGATGGTTTTTGGATTTCTTTTTCTGCCAGGTTCATCTGGTATGTGATCGTATGTCATCACTCTAAAAACTATATCATCCTTGTCTATTTTACGATAATCTATTTCACATTCGCTCAACTTGGTTTTTGGATTGATTTTTTTGCGTTTTTCGTAGTCTTGCTGTGTTAATTTTTTGGCTTTGTTTCTTTTGGCTTGGGCCACAGTTCTTATGTTGATTGCGTCCACATTTTTCACAATCAAATCATAACTGCTGTACTCGTCGTCTGTGAAACTACAAAATGACGTTTTAGACTTGTGAATTTCTTCCAAAAGGTCTCTGTTGTTAAGATAATTGACTTTTTTCATTGATATTCCTTGTTATATATCTCTTCATTATAAACTACTCAGTTAATTTTGTCAATAAATAAATGTAGGAGTATAAAATGGCATTTGGTGATAATTTTCTTAAACAGGGCGTAGACGCAATCAACAAAGTAAATGTGTCTGAATTTGTGGACAAGGGCAAAGACATACTGAACAATGCCCAAGGATTCTTGGACACCAAAGCGGATTTTTTAGGCAAATCAATAGAAGGTGTATCCAGTTCACTGTTCGGCAAACTTAAACGTACAAAGAACACCATATCAAAGTTTACAGATGGAAAATTGGATATCAATAAAGCACCATCTTCTGTAAAGTTCACAGGAGACGGAAAAAACAAAGGCCCAGAAGATTTAGATTGGCGTGTAAGTTTATCTATACCTGCAAATGTAAAGAAAATTATGGATGGATCAAAAACATTATTAGATCCTCTGAATTCAACTGGCGGTAAATTGGTGTTTCCTTACACACCAACAGTGTTGGTAGGACACAGTGCTAATTGGAATCCAATGCAACCAGTTCACACCAATTATCCATTTTATGCTTATGAAAATTCACGTGTGGATCAATTGACCATCACAGCAGATTTTTATGTGCAGAATGAACAAGAAGCAGAATATTGGGTAGCCGCAGTTCATTATTTAAGAACCATGACCAAAATGGCTTATGGGCAATCACCGGATAGAGGACAACCACCTCCTGTAGTTTATTTGAACGGCTACGGAGATTTCACTTTCAAAAATGTTCCTGTGATTATCAATAATTTTCAATTTGATTTAAAAAGAGAGATTGATTACATCAGCACCAAATTGCCTAAAACACAAGATTCACAAGGAGTAGGAGCATATGCCTGGGCACCAACAGAAAGTTTGTTGACAGTAGGAGTAACTCCACAATACAGCAGAACAAAACAAACACAGTTCAACCTCGCAGATTATATTAAGAACGGTGGCACAACAGGAAGCGGATTTATTTAAAAATGGCATTCTATTCTAATTCTAGTCCGTATGCATCTACGTCAATTGTAGATGAACAATATCTTGATCTTTTAACAATCAGACCTGTCCCAGCCAAATCTGATGATGTACTGTACACAGTAGAACCTCAATACAATCACAGACCAGACTTGTTGGCTTATGATTTATATGGCAACGAAAAATTATGGTGGGTATTTGCTCAACGCAACATGGATTTGATTTCAGATCCAGTGTATGATCTTGTGCCTGGCTTAGAAATCTATATTCCACAAGGACCTGCTCTAAGAGAAATTCTAGGATCGTAAAATGGCGAGAATACGCGGACCTAAAGATCTCAATGTAAAAGATATCGGTTCAAAGGTAAAAGTTAAAACCGGAGTAGTAACAGAAAGTGCCACAGCAAAAATAAATGATAATGTAAAAGGTATTGGCAACATCCACAGAGAAAAAATTCAAGAGACTACATCTTCCGGCAAAATAAAAAAATACACCACAACTGAAGTTTATCAAAGAAATTATATTTCCAATCCTCTGCACGATTTTCAAAGTTACAATGCCATCTTCACTTTGGCGGCATTGACGCTGGAAGAAGTAAACTTTCCTGACATATTATACAGTAGAGATCCTCAATTCCCGGTGGCACAGTCCGCAGGTAAAACAGGACCCGAAGTCACCATTTACAAACAAGCAGGGCTAAATCTTGAATATTTTGTGGATAATGTTGAAATACAAGCCATAGTGAGTCCGTCCAAAAAGAACAAGCACACACAATTTACACAAATGGATTTTACCATTCACGAACCATTCAGTATAGGATTATTTTTTCAAACACTGAATGTACAGGCAGTGAGAGCGGCAAACGACGGTGATGCCAATTATCTCAAAGCACCTTATGGTTTAATAATAGATTTTGTAGGTCAAGACGTAAATGGCAAACTTTTTAAGAATGAAAAACTTAGAAAAGTAATTCCTTTTTATTTCACTAAGGCGGCTTTGAGAGCATCAGCGGCTGGCTCAGTCTACGAATGTAACGGAGTACCTGTTACTGAATACGGTTTAATGACAGTGAACAATACTACAAAACATGATATAACACTGTCTGGCAAGACTGTGTATGAAATGTTGCAGGTGGGTGACAACAGTCTTATGGGACAACTAAATTTTAAAGGTGATAAGAAAGACAAAGCCAAGAAAAAAGAAGATAAACCCGCCAAACCACCCACAGATGATTATGTGATATATTTTCCTTACAAAAGTGAAAAAAGCATAACACAAGAACAAAGGAAAGTTATATTAAAAGATAGAGCAATAAAAAATGAAGTTGCTTACGATGAAGCAGAACAGCAAAGTTATTCAGGAGCATTTACAACAGCAAAAAGAGACACCGCAGTTGAAACACTGTTGGGAAATAATATTGTGGTGACCAACGAATTTGATGGTGTGGGAGGTCAAGGCATCAGAGTTTTTCAATCTGTGGATGGAGAGGACGTAGAAGCAGGTGCTTCGTTTTTAGGTAACGAGATAGGTGAAGCAAAAATGAACATCTCAGAAGGCAATATGTCTATTATAGGAAAAACTTTTCCAGAGTTTAAAGAAAAATATGACAAGAAGAAAAAAACATTCAGCAGAGGCAACATAACCTTGAATCTGAAAGAAATGACGTTGAGTTTTGCCAAAGGCAGTTATATCACAGACATCATCGAAACGGTGATACTGCTGTCTGAATACAGTTTGAAATTGAGCAAATCAACAGATGAATTACCAAATGTGCCCATAGGACACAAACCATGGTTCAGAATTATTACAAAATGTTTTGAACTGAAAGATTCGTTTGTGAAAAGAATCACAAAACAAAATCCAAAACTGTGTGTGTACAGTGTGGTTCCCTTCCCTGTGCCAGATGAATTGTTCATCAGTCCGGATCAGTATCCAGCAGGTGTTACAGAAATTAGAAACAACATTGTGAAAGGTTACAATTACATTTACACAGGACTGAATACAGACATATTAGATTTTCAATTGGATTATAATTTTGCATTCTATCAATCTGTGCCAACAAAAACAAATAAAACATCAAACTCTTCTGCCGCCAATGAAGATTTCAATGCTGACAACAATTCATATGTGATCAAATCAAAAAGATACGAGATCAGAGGTGGAGATCCTGAACTGAAAAATTCTGCTGGTGCACTATCAGTGAGACCTCAAGATCAAATCGATGCCGCGGATGAAGGTACAGAAAACGAATCTCCAGAATTAAAAATTGCCAGAGAGATGAACAAAAGAATTATCAACTCCAATGT